CTGGTGCGTTTGGTGGCTACCGTCAGGCGATTCAGGAAGGTGTGGCGCAACGTGGGTTGCAGAATCGCCTTGCTGACATTGAAGCCATGGGCCAGCAGAAAGCTTATGAAAGCGCACAGGGGCAGTTTGAGCGGGATCGTACAGCTTCTATGACCGCTCAGGCTCAGACCGAACAGCAGCGCCTCGCTGGTCAGCAATACGGTCTAGCTGGCGCGGGCCTTGGGTTACAGGCTGGCACTGGCTTGGGGCAGCTTGGTGCCATGCGTCAGGGTCTTACCCTGCAACAGGCTCAGGCGCTGCAGCAGCAGGGTGGTGTGCAGCAGGGTCAGGAGCAGAAGGGTCTTGATATTGGGTATCAGGACTTCTTGAACCAGCGTGATTTCGACAAGCAGCAGCTTAATTTCTTGTCGAGCATTTTGCGCGGTATCCCAGTTCAGCCATCCACCGTGCAAAACCAATACTCAAACCCGAATCCGTTTGCCCAGTTTGCTGGGCTTGGCATCGCTGGTCTTGGCTTGATGCGCTGATAGGATTTAGACATGAACCTCCTCAAGATCCAAGACGCCCTCAAGAACGCATCAGACGATCAGCTTATGCAGTTGATGCAGGCGCCTGATAGCTCTGCGCCTTCATACTTGGTTCTATCTGAGATTCGCCGCCGCAAGGATATGCGAGCGCAGCAGCAGCAAGAGCCAGAAACTACCGTTGCCGAGGATCTGGCTGCACCTCCTCAGACATACGCGGACGAGCAGGGCATTCGTTCTCTACGCACCCCTGGCTACGAGGCAGAAGAACAAGCTGCCGAAGAAGCGCAGCAGTTCCGTAGTGGCGGTATTGTTCGCATGGCTGAAGGCGATGTGGTTCAGGCTGATCCTGCCGCGTCTTATGCCCCCGGGGATCGAGTTCCGACCTTGGCTGAAGTCTATCAGCGCAATGCTGGTCTGTTCCCAGATATGATGGGCGGTCTGCGTGAGCGGATGCAGAAAGAGCGGATTGATCCTGCTGCCCGAAAGAACGAGGCTATCAACCTTGCGTTGGTTGAAGCTGGCCTTCGCATGGCCGCGAGCAAGAACCCAAGCTTCCTTGGGGCAGTTGGTGAGGGTGCCGCCCCTGCGGTTCAGTCTTACACACAGCAAGCGGGTCAAATACGCGCTGAACAGCGTCAGGGTCTGCGGGATGAGATGGATCTGGCGAAGCAAGAAATCACCCGTCAGTATATGGTGGGGCAGATTAGTGCTGCGGAGCATCGCAACCTAACCGCCGAGATTGGTGCGAATAACAGACTGCGCGCACAGCTTGCCGGTCAGGCCGCTAATACTGATCGGACGATTAGGTCGCAGGAAGAAATAAGTAGGCGAGCTTTGGAGCTTGAGGATAGGCGCGCTGCCAATGCCTCTCAAAGAGATCGTGAGCGCCTTCAACAACAGGGATATTACACTGCCGAAGAATGGAACGCCATGTCTCCAGAGCGGCGCGCTGCGGTGGAAGATATGCTTCGTATTCGCAGGACGGAGCCAAGGATGGATGTTGCCGGTATTGCTCCTGCAATGGCCTCCACACGAAGCCTACTGTCTGATTTGAATAAGCAGCTTGAAGCCCTTGGACCGGCACCTCGTGAGGAAACTGGCGGAATTGCTGGGTTTGGCCGCAGGCGCAACCCTGAATACGATACATATATTGCTCGTCGGGACGCTTTGCAGAGTCAAATCAATGAAGCAACAGCTTATCTTGGTCAGCTTCGTGGGCAATTAGAAACCGGCAGGCCCCGCGTTGGAACTCAAGGGCAGTCATCAGCTCCCTCTTTACCGGCCGGCCCCCTTGGTGGCAGAATTGAAGACGGTAGGTACATCCTTCCTGGGAGCTAAATAATGCCAACTATTGAAGTTCCTGGGCTTGGCCCAATTCAATTTCCAGACTCCATGTCTGGAGATCAAATTATTCAAGCCATTGAGCGAGATATTCTACCCCAAGCTCGTGCGCCAAGACAGATTTCTGAAGAGCCAATGGGGCCTGCTGTGCCTCAAAGGGCGCCGCAACCAACGGCTGAATCCTTAAATCGCTCCTTTTTAGAGCGGAACATTTTGGATGTTGGTGAGCGCGGGTATCAAAACCTCATGCTTGGGATTGGCGCGCTTCGAGCTAGATCCCCAGACTCGTTCTATGGCCTAAGCCCAGAAGATGCCGCGAAGGATATTGCCGCTCGCCTGAGAAGGCTTCAGGAAATCCCACGGACTGAAGCGTCTCAACGCGCATTTGAAGAGGCAGCAAAGACAGAAAGTGTCGCTGGTGCCGCTGGTCGTCTTGCTCAATCATCAAGCGCGCTTGGCGATATTGCTGGTGAAAGCTTTGGCGCAAACCCCCTGGCTGCACCTGTTGGCATTCTTGCTAACGTAACTCCGGTTCCTGTTCTTCGTCAGCTTATTGGCGCGCTGGCCGGGGCTTTGAACTTCCCCACGGAATTTGCAACGTCCATGGGGGACTCTCTCCTCAAGGCGGCGCAAGATCAGGGTGTTGATCCTGGCAAGCCAGAGGAACTAGCCCAACTTATTCGGGCAGTTAATGACAACCCAGAACTCAAGCAGAAGATGCGCGATGATGCCCTCACTCGTGCAAGCATTATTTCGTCGGTTGATGCGTTGGCTGGGTATGGGGCTGGTCGCCTTGTTACTCGCGGTGCTGTGGGTCGTGTTGGCGGCGCTGCTGCTATTGAAGGAGGCGGCGGTGGTGTTGGTGAAGCTGCTGCCCAGCTTGCGACTGAAGGGAAGATTGACCCTGTTGAAGTAGCGGCTGAAATCCTGGGCGGCGGCGCCATGGGCGCGGCTGGCAATATCAGACGCAGCCCAATTCCCCCAGAGCGCGGTGAAAATGAAGAGCTTCGCTCGGCTATTGGGGATATTGTCGCTAATCGCCCCGCTGAACCCGAGGCTCCTTTGGCTCTGCCACGGGAACGCGCCACCGTGGACTTCCCTGGTGGGATGCTTACCCGTACGCAGGCTGAGAACTATCTTGTCAGCCTTGAAGAGAGGTTCCCTGAGCTAAGGTTTGTTGGCGGTGGCACCGAGGATGCTCGCGGAGACTTTGATACCCGACTGCGGTATGCTCAGGTTAAGCTTCAAGACGAACAGGAGAGGGTTCAGCAGGGTTTCCAGCAACAACAGGAATCCTTGATCCGAAACGAGCTTGCTTTCAGCCCCGAGACGGAAGAAGCATTCCGCCTTGCTGAATTGCAGCGGCAAACTGGCATTCGCCCAGATGAAGAAGCCCTTGGGCCTATTGCTGAAATACGGTCGGCTGAAAGGCGCCTAGCTAGGTTTGAGGAAGACTTTACAGACACTCGCAGGGAGCTTTTGACAGCGCAAAATAGGCGTGTGGTTGATGCTGTTGAGGTCGAGGGTTTACGCGATTCGCTTGCTGATCTTCGTCAGAAGATTGCCGATGAGCAGCGCAATATCGCTGATCTAAGGTCTGAAATCCCCGAGTCTCAAAGGGGTATTACTCAGCGGGAAAACCTCAATCTCTCTGCCCAAGAAGCATTCGATGTAGCGCAGCAAAGGGCTGGCCGGGCTGGCCCATCAGTTACCGATCTCCGCGCTGGCGCCCCAGAAGCCGGGCGTCCGAGAATGGTTCTGAACCCGCAGTTCGACAAGAACAATCGGTTGGTTGGCGGCGAGGGTATTATTGCGATCACCGGGGTAACGCCTGAAGGGACTGTTTTTGCCACCGTTAATCGTGAAGTTAATGGTGTCGTTCAGGAAGTTCCGGTAGAGACAAACCCGGATAAGATCTACAGTTTCCCGATGCGGGAAACCGCAAGGTCAACGCAGGAATCAATCGCTGCGCGCGTTGGCCCAGAACAGGTAGCTGGCAAGCGTGGGGCTGGTGTAGATCCTAGGGGGCAGTCCCTTACCCCTCGCAGGGTTACTGACCGGACTTCGCAAATCCCCGAGACGCAAGAAGAGTTCAGGCCGGATTGGCGGTTAGGTGAACAGGTTGGCGCTGCGCCAGAGATGCCAGCAACCGCACCCTTGCCGCAGGGCGTCAAAGAGCTTCTTGCCTCGATGAGGAAGGGCAGGACGCAAGCAAAGGGCCAGGTTAGCTTGGTTCAGCGGATCGTGAAGGCTGGCGGCTTGCGCGATACGGGCGGCGAGGTTCTTCAATCGCTTGGCGGCAATGTGAGGAATCGCCCTGGTCTTATCAATAAGGCCAGACGGACAGTCACGACCAAGGGTGGGAAGCCAGCTTGGGCTGGTGGTCTGCAATTAGACCAAGCGGCGGAGCTTTTGGCTGGCGAGGGATACTTTATAGACATCCCAACGGACGCGGAGCTTCTTGATGCAATCAACGAAGAGTTGTCTGGCCGCGCCGTAAATTACGGTCCAACGGAAGACATTCGGGGGCAGGAGCTTTCTGAAGCCGCCCGTCAGCTTGACCGCGAAATGTCTATTGCGGGTGTGTCTCTGCAAGATTCAGACGAGGACATAGCTCGCGCACTTGGCTTTGAAGCCGAAGCGCAACCTCGAACCCTTGAAGATATTGAGCGGGAAGATGAAGCTCGCCGCATCGCGTTCTCTGCTCGGAGCGTTGGCGAGAAAGCTGACACAGAAGCTCAGGCAGAAGCCAAGGCAGAACAAGAGCCGCCGAACCTAGAGAAGGCCCAGGCGATTGTTAAGAAGTTCTTGGATGATCTTCGCGCCAAAGGAAAGACCGGCAGGCTTCTTGCGAATGCGCTTGAAGCTGCGCTTAAGAACAAAAAGTTCAACGCAAACCAAATCTATGAAGCGTTCATGATCCATGAGGCGCTTCTCAAGACAATGCCAAAGGGGGCGAACTATCAGTTCCGCTTCCTTGAGGATATTGTGATTACCGAAGCGCAGGCTGAAGCCGCTCGTGCAAGCGGGGCCAAGGTCGGTGATCGGGCGCAGGGTCTTATTGAGCCTCCGACAGAGAGCCTTCCTGGGTTTGTGAACATCTCTCTTGCTGAAGATATGCTGCCCATTCTGCGGGAAACTGGCGCTCATGAAGCGTTCCATGTCCTACAGGATTACTTCGCTGCGTATGATCAGTCTTTTGCGAAGCAGATAGACAAGCACTTCAAAGACGACATGACGATAGACGAGCTAGAGCCGTCTATTAAGCGCCGTCTTCAGATCATGAAGCCGCCAGGGTCTAACGTGACTTATTGGCAGAGCCTCAAGAGTGGTGTTGGGGATAATAAGATTAGCGCCAAGGAAGCTCAGGCTTATGCGTTTGGTGCTTTGCTTGATGCCTCTAATCGTGGGCAGAAGATCGTTGGTCTTACCGCTCCCATCCAGCGGTTCTTCAACTTCACCAAGGATTTCTTCTCTGCCCTCCGCTCTGGTTTCCGTGGTGATGGCTTCCGAACCCCGGCCTCGTTGCTGACTAGCGCAACTGAACGTGCCGCGTCCTTTGAGCAACAAGCTCCTAAGTCTGGAGGAGCTTCATTCTCCGCGCGCCCTGCAAATATCAACACTCCTGAATTTGCTAAGTGGTTTGGTGGCAGCAAGGTTGTTGATAAGGATGGTCAGCCCTTGGTTGTTTACCATGGGACATCCAAAGATAAAGATTTTAATGCTTTCAATATCAAGAGCCGTGGCGCTTGGTTTGCGACAGACCCAAAAGAAGCAAGCAGCTATGCGGAGCAGAATGATTCTCAGAAGGCGAAATACAATTATCAGACGGGTCGTTATGATAAGGTTAATGTAGCATCTCGTGTGATCCCGGTTTATCTTTCCATTAAGAACCCAGCTATCCCCACAAAAGAAGAATTGGCTAGACTTAGCGGTAGCACCGGAGAAAGCAACTACGCTAAGGTTCAAAGCGAAATTTTTCAGGAAATGCGCGCTCGTGGTCACGATGGCGTGAAATTGGAGGATGGTGTTTGGGTTGTTCTCAATAGCCCATCTCAAATAAAATCTTCTGTTGGAAATCGCGGCACGTTTAGCCAGACTGATAAACGCTTGCAGTTCTCCGCACGGCAGGCCCCCGAAGCCCGCCTTGCCTCTCGTAAACCAGCAACTCAAAACGCTGCGGCAAAGAACTTCTATCAATCCGTAATTGCTGACGCTGATAAGATTGGTCTGCTTGACCGGGTTCTTTCCACCCTGTTCGACAAGAAGAAGGGCGAGAGTGTTGGCGCGGCTATTGCCCGGACCTCGGTGAATCGTGCGTCTGCCTTGTATAATGCTGATCAGATGGCGGCTGGTAAGGGATACACCGGACGCTCCGCTGGTAAGGCGATGGAGATGGCGTTGACCAACTCTGGGCGCATAGCTCAGATGCTAAGTCACGGCATGGGTAAGATTGATGCTGTCACAGGGATCATATCTCGTCGGACGGATGTGAAGCCCCTTCTCACGATCATGCGTGAGGCTGGGGTTAAGAGCAAAGAAGCAAAGAACGAGCTTCAGGTTTATCTGGCAGCTTTGCGTGAGCGCGATCTTCGTAAGAATGGCCGCAAGGGTTTCCTCGATGTAACTGACGCGGCGGTTCTTGATGCCATTAAGGATGCGGAGACGAAGCATCCTAACTGGAAACAGACCGCTGTTGAGATGGATAAATTCAACAACGCCCTTATTGATTGGGCAGTTGACACCGGGCTTATCAGCAAAAGGCAAGCTCAGAATTTGCGGGATGTCTTCTATACGCCATTCTATCGCGTCATGGAAAAAGACACCACTACTGAGCCGAGTCGGTCTGTAACCCCAAGGATCGGTGAGAGCTTCACCAACGTAGCGAGCGCCATCAATCGGGAGCTTGAGGGCGGTGAGCGTCCGCTGGGTAATCTGTTCGACAACATCATCATGAATGCGGACTCGATCATGAAGGCTGGGTTGAAGAACCTTGCCATGAAGACTGCCGCAGAAACGATGGAGTTTGCCAAACTAGGGCAGAAGAACACAACTGGCACGAGGAAAGAGAACACCATCACCTATAAGGTGGACGGCAAGGACATTGCCTTTGATGTGGAAGATCCAGTGCTGTTTAGTGCGTTGGCCGGTATGCCGCGCACCATGCAGAACGGTATCTATAACACCATGGCTAAGATGGCTTCCATCTTCCGTGACTTCGTAACGGTGGCTCCGTCCTTTATCTTCTCCAACCTCTACAAGGGGAAGATCTCTGCTTATGTTCAGGAGGGGCAACCCTTCATGACAAATACCTTTGCTGGTTTGAGGGACGCCTATAACGCCAGCACATCCCTTCAGAACTTCCAGCTTCAGACCGGCTTTGGTGGGATGGAGTATGGGATGGCACCAAGGGACATGGCCAAGGTCTTTGAGCGCAAGCTTACTGACGAGGGCATGATGAAGGCCATGTCACAGCTCAAGCTCTGGTCTGCCATCAGGCAGGGTTTTGGCAAGATGCAGGAGATTTCCGAAGCGTCTGAAATGGCCGAGCGTATCAAGCTCGCTGAGAACCTGATCAACAAGGGCATGAAGCAGGAAGACGCCTACTTCCAGGCATATCTCCTGGCTCCGTATTCTCGGCGCGGCACGGGTGAGGGCTGGCTTGGCTCTAGCGTTCAGTTCTTCATGCCCCTGGTTCCGTTCTTGAACGCCAAGGTTCAGACCACCTATCGCCTCATCGAAAATGAAAAGGGCGATAAGCGTAAGCTTTGGACGCTTGGATTGCCTCAGCAAATTTTCCTGCGCGGACTGGTTCTGACAGGATTTTCTCTTCTGACGTATGGCTTGAATTTGGAAGAGGATGAAGAGAAGTGGGATAAGATCCCGCCTTACATGAAGCTCAACTACGACATAATCCCGTTCATGGGTAACTACATCACCCTGCCCCGGGCGTTTGAAATCGGTCAGGTGTTCGGCGCGCTGCCTATCTTTATTCTGGACGCCATTCGTCGTGGTGAGGGTAAGGACTTGGCTGAGGCTTTGGTTGAGGTTGGGAAAAACACCTTCTGGATGAACCCCATCCCCAAGGCGATTGACCCAATCCTCGGCGCTTTCACCAACTATGACTTCTTCCGTGGCAGACCTCTTGAGACCAAGGGTGAGCAGGCCCTTCCGGTTGGTGAGCGGATTAACCGCAGCACCACCAAGACGGGTGAGGCTTTGTCTGCGGCGGTGAACATGGTGTTCGGGAATGTCCTTAGCCCGATTAAGGCTCAGGCCCTGCTGGATGGTTATACCGGAACGCTAGGTGTTGCTATCATGAATGGCTTCGATAGCCTTCTGGCGGCGGCTGGTGCCATCCCCGGCAAGCCCGCTGGCGCCTTTGGTGATCCTTCCTCCATGCCTGGGATACTAGCCAACTTCACGGGCATGAATAGGTTCTACCGCGAAGACGCTCAGATGGTGAGTCGGTTCGTTGGGGACTTCTACAAGATCAAGGAAATGACAGACCAGCTTGTGCGGTCTCAGAACCTAGCCCGTCAGGCTGGTGACTTTAATCGCCTACAGGAACTAAGGGGCGAAGAGGGTCTGCCCCTCCAGATGCGGAGTGCTGTGAATGCTGCATCTGAGCAGATCTCTGACCTTAACAAGCGCATCCGTCTCATTGAGCGCAGGGACATAGATGCGGTTGCTAAGGCAGAGCAGATCGAGCCGTTGATTAAGCGGCGCGATGACATAGCCAAGCGCGTTGTGGACCGCGCTCGGAACATCGGAGCCTTCTAAAAAGGCTTCGTTGACTCGACAAATTGCGGACTATTGATCTCTTCTAGGATTGCCGCGTAGCCAGCAATATCAACATGGCTATCGCGGTGTCCTGGGGAGTGCATAAGGCGGGCGACCTTCAGAAGCAGCATCATCATGGCAACATCGTATGCCTTGAGGTCTGGGCTTTCAGACAGGAAGTTTTCACCCTTGCGGGTTTCCTGAAGCCAGAAATTCCACAGGCTTGCGATGCGTTCGTGGTTGATGGTCTTGTCGCCATAGTCAATAGCCCTCTGCCCCGATACCAGGGTGGCAGCATGGCCTAGCATTTCACCGGCTTTCATTTTCAAACCTCTCTCTCAATTCAAGGAACAGCTTTCTGGCTGCTCGGTTGTCTTTCAATTCAGATCTGCTTTCGACATTGCAGATTTCCTTTACTGCCTCGGCGGCGGCGTCTTCGCTAAGGTCGAATGCAAAGCCTTTTTCTTGAAGCCATTTCTGGAACTTCATATTCCGGCAAAGCATACCAGCGGATTGAACCGCCCTCTCCCCTTCCTCCATGTCCTTGCCTTTGATTGGCTGGTCATGATCATCGAGGGGCAGCATTCCGACCATGTATCGGGTGCCGGGTCTGGCGCCCAATAGGTCTAGGGGAGTTTCGTTTGGATGGATTGTGAGAACGATATAGGTTCCCTTTCCATCCTGACGCATCGAGGTTTTGATTGCCTCGAATTTTAGCCATGGTTGTTTGGGTTCTGACATTTCATATCCCCATGGTTGAATGTGATTCAAGCTTGCATGGGCTGCACATTCTGTTGTGCGAACCTTCGGACTTGAATGGCTTTCGGCAAGTCATGCAATTCCTTTCTTGGAACACAATGACCGGCTTTGGTCTGGATCTTTCGTTGTTCTTTGTGATTAGGGCGTAGCGAACCTTCTCTTCTTTGGCATGGCGCCGCCAGAAGCTTTCAACATTCCACCCCTTTACTCCCAACTCCTCTCCTATGGTTGCCCATGTTTTCCCCTCCTCTTTCTTGTCTTTAATGAAAGAGATTCTTTCTTTGATTTCTTCGTCTGTTAAGAAAGGTTTTCCTGTCATCTTCCTTGCCTCGTCTTCAATGGCACTCTCTTCTGTGGTGGATCACTCTATGAGCATGGAACTCTCTCTCGATGTGGTTCACTCAAAAATGATGGCACTCTCTCTTGACATGATTCTCTTCCTCACTGTGGAACCCTCAAAGGTTATGGATCACTCATCTTGCGTGTAGCTTTCATTGTGCATGGTTCATTCTCGGCTGATGGAACTATTAAACCTAGTGATTCACTCCCGCTTTATGGCATTCTCCATTTCGATGGTTCACTCCTTCTCGATGGCACTTTCCATCCGAATGGTTCACTTCTCGACGTTGGCACTCTCGACTACGATGGTTCACTCAGCCGATTAGAAACTATCTGACGACATGGTTCACTTTCCAGGGATGGAACTCTCCTCGGTTCTGGTTCACTCAACCACCGATGGAACTCTCTTCGACAATGGTTCGATCTTCTTTCTCGTTACTGTCTGGCTGGATGTCTCACTTAGCGGGGCGTGTTACCGTCTCCGGGCATGGTTCACTCGCGAGTCATGGAACCCTCTTCCAGCGTGATTCACTTTCGCGTCATGGAACTCTAGCGTGATCTGATTCATTCTCAAATCATGGAACTCTCGCATTTAATGATTCACTTCAGCACAATGGCACTCCCTGCGGTTCTGGTTCACTCAAGTAGCTTGTAGCTTTCGCTTGCTCTGGTTCTCTCGTCGGATCTGATGCTTTCACTCAAAATGGATCTCTCCGCACAGATGGCACTCTTATCCGCAATGGATCTCTCTGCCTTTTTGGGACTCTCGACATTGACGGATTACTTCATCGGCCAATTAGGCGGCGCGATATAATGGGCGTGGTCCATGTGGGTAAGGACATACGGCTTTACAGGCTTTTCGCCCGTGGAGATTTCCCACCAGACATGGTGAAGGTGTGAGATAAACAGCTTCACGGCGTATCTCTTTGCCCTGGCGTGGATGTGGGCAGGAGGAAGTTTGCCGGCCTCATAGAACTTCTTGGCTTGGGTATCTGCCCCAAACTTCTTGCGCTCAAGGATGCTCTTCGCCTGCTCGGAGAACTCAAGGGCCTCGTTGCGGGCAATCTCGATCTCTTTGCGTTCCTTATAGACCTTCCCATAGATGTCGTTCTCGTTGCCCGACACCTTCACGAAGGACTCCCCGATCTTCCAGCAGAGCGTCTTGAGGCGGGCGTTCCAGGGCCGCTTCTGCCCCTTATCCCAGGTCTGGGTGGGATCGAGGCCAGCATAGCGCCAGATATGGCCCACGGTGGGTGCCTTGGTAATATCAATGTGCGCCAGCATCCCAGCCGATATGACAGGCCCAATCCCCACGATAGAGCGCATCCAAGCGCCGACTTGGTTACTGCCACTATAAGCGTCCAGGGCGCGGGCGACTTGCTTCTCAAGGATCTCCCGCTGGTCGAGGAGCCATGTCATGACATCGGCGGGTTCGCCCGATTCGGTCAGGCTTCTGTGTTGGTGGGCAGCACGAATGCGGTCATCCTGCATTGCGTAATACGCATCAACAAGGAAGCGAGCCTCGTCATCAGACAATGTTCTCGATGCGTTCTTCAGGTCTTTCGTCAAACGAATGACGGGTGTTAGGTCTAGGTCACTCATGTTTATTCCCCTCTGGTTGGTGTGGGGGCTTGCGCCCCCACTTGATTAGCCGACTTTCCAAACGCGGACGGTGTTCTCACCGTCTTGCGCCGCACGAAACTGACCTTCGATCTTGCTGTTGCGAATGAAGTTACGCATCGAGGCCAGCTTGTATTCAACGCGGAAGCTGTCACCCACATCCATAGCGTGCATGGTGGCAATCATACCTTCGCGCTTCTTAGACTTCCTGCCCAGGTAAGTCCTGGGGACGGGAACATTCTTCTCGATCTGAAACATCTACTATCTCCGTGATTACTGCATAGACCTGAGCGTCATTACGCTCAGACCAAACTCCTCCATTCAGACCGACCTCATCTCCGACCTTCCATTCCGCCCCGTTCCCTCGGGGCAGTAAGTCAAATTCTCTGTGAATAAGCCCTGGGTAGTTAGGGTTTATTCCTCTTGCCCGAACTGCTCGCACCATTTGATCGGGTCCACTCCCTGCAAATCCCACCATGTCTTTTCGTCCCCATAACTATGCAACTCGGTATGATGGTCAGCACACAGAGGCACTGCCCAATTATCTCCAGACTTCATCCCCATCGCGGAAGGTTCCGCGAACATTAGGTGATGAGCCTGGGAGAACCTACCGCAAATCAAACAGCCTTTCATACGGATCCATTGGAGGTGCTTGTTCGATTTTATTCTCGAACCTTTGGAGCCTGTCTTGGGGAACCATCCAACACCATCCTCTTGGACTTGTGTATTTATAGGAGTCTTTTTTGCCTTCTTTCGCATTGATATACCCAACTACATTAAACTCTGGCGGGTTGCAAATGACAAGCACTATGTCTTGATCATTTCTGTCTTTTTCGTAAATCACCAACTTACCATTTTGATGATGCGTTGACCGCACCTCATAAGGACCAACATCGTTGGAGCCGATCCCGGCTACCCCCGACCAATACAGGTTGAGTCCCTTAGCTGCGGCCAACTCTGCCATACAGGAGATGAAGTCTGTGGCAGACCTATCTTCTGGCTGGTCAATGTTTTCTTTCGGCTTCGCCCCCCGGCTAACTGCACTCGCATACCTTTCGGCTGCGTGTAGGCAGGCCAGCTTAACTTCACCGGGGGAGAGCCGAACCAACATTAGAACGGGATCAGATCATCAAGATCGTCGTTGGACCGCTTCTTGTATTCGCCGCCGCCCTTTGGCTTACGCGGATCGAAGGCCAAGGAATAGAACTTGCCATCGCGGCCATTGCGGACCCAGGCAGACACCCAAAGAGAGATGGGCTTGCCAGCCTCAGCCAACTCGACAAGCGCCTGGAACTGCTCAGGAGATAACTCCATATCGCCCTTCAGGTCAGGAGCCTTCTCGTTGGTCTTGGCGCGGTTGATGTTCAACGTCCCGCCGTAATACTTCTTCTTTTCCATTACACATTTTCCTTTTTGATCTGAGCATTGCGCTCTGCGATTTTTTTAAGCTGCGCCCTGCGCTCTGTGAATGCTGCCAGCACTCGCTTGTACCGATCAGGCGCTGATGTCTTGAGGAGATCTATCGCCTTGATGTTTTCTTGCCAAAAATCTACCAACTCATCGTCTGTGATTGCGTTAGTAGTAAATTTGACGAATGAATCCTCTGATTGTTTCAGGCCCGCTTCCATCGGAAACTTTTCTGGAGCATCTACCTCGGGGGCAGCAACTTCCTTCGGAGCAGGGCTTGGCTTTGAGGGGCGAAGCATAACGTCTGCGGGATCGGTCTCATCTGCGTCCGCCCCGGCCTCTCCGGTGGCGACAGAGAACAACTGACGCATGAACACCTTGTCCAGATAGGACATGGCAGAACCAACCGTCTGCGCCCCCTGTACGGGATGCACGATGGTCACAACGGAAAAGTCTGGGATGACTTCCCCGCCAGAGTGCATCAACGTCACGGAATAGGTTATGCGGACGGTTGGGGCCTTGAAGATGTCTGGGAGCAGTTCAAAACTGCGCTCAGTGGCGACCCATGCCAGCCCGTTAGCCGCCGCAGCAGCAGATACCTTTTCATAGTAGGTATCAATGGACACATACTTGTAGCGGCCATGCGGATTGAAAGCCGCCTTACCAAGATTCCCTACCTTGGTGCGCGTTTCAATGATCGCTTTGATGGTTTCTGGTTTCACTTAGGTTCTCCTTTCTGTGGTATCTTTATCATTCTTCCAGCATTTGTGCAAGCCTTGGTGGCGTCCAATTTTCAGGTTTTAAGATTTTTCCATCGGAGCGCCTACGCACATATCCGGTTTCTGGATCAACCTTATCCATGTTGGACCGGATCACTTCGTCCCAGCCCTTTTGCATGGGGAAGCCAGCAGACAATCCCGCCCCAATACAGACAACGATAATATCCAGCAGGGCATCGAACATCTCCGACTTCCTGTTTGTCCCAACCGCGTCAAACAATTCGGTGGCTTCTTCCCGAATCAAGTTCAGGTAGAGTTCAAATTGATCTGGGTTGTTCTCATTCACGGTCTGCCCGCAAGCAGTCATGAATTTCGCCTGATCATCAAACACACTCATGTTACTTCTCCTTCTTCTTCATCAGCTTTCCATACATGGACTCTCCACCCGGGGCGAAGATCTCATTCTTAACGGTCAGAACATAGTCTGGAATCAATGAGTCCATGTTCTGTAATTCTTCTGCCGGGATGGTAAAGGTCCACCGATCACCCGACCGCGTAGCGAACAGCTTGAAGTCCGTCTCGTTGAAGTCGTAAATTGAGGTTGCCATCGTAGTCATGGGTTTCTCCTATGCCAGAATCTTATCAAGGGCGTTCTTACCCTTGGCCGTGATATGAACATACACCCGGCGACGATCTTTCTTTTCGTCCCGCTTGCGCCGTGCAAGTCCAGATAATTCGAGTTCATCAATAGCCCGAGAGATTGCCGGGGCGGTGAAGCCGCATCCTGTAGCAAGGACATTGATCAACGGTGTTTCTGTGGCAGTATAGAGTTCAAGCATAATCCTAAGCTTGGCCCCCTTCAGATCGCCGGATGCCTTCAGGACACCAGCAATAAGCTTCGCCTTTTCTTCGGTAGTCATCTCTATCTCCTGTTTGTGTAAAAGACTTGGCTGTCTATTTCTGCCACCTCCAACAGGTGACGCCACCTAACGCGGTGACGCTTTGCATGGAAATAGATAGCACCCTTGGTCAGGTTCCCTGGTTGTTCCCCGGCAATGCGATAAGCTGATTGCCAAGCAGAATTATTAGGGGGCCTGATATTCTTGGATCTCGTGCAGACCCACGAAAACTGACATACATTCCTCGTGCGCTGATAGACCACGGCGCATGGAGTTTTGGGGAACGCTGGATGTCTGACTCTATTCCAGACAACCTCAGCCACGGCCCGTTGTCCATCATCAGACAGACCGCGCGCCTCCCAGTAGATAGCCCTGGCGATGCAATCCCGCTGATCCGCAGCATGGGCGACAGGCGCCATGACGGTTAGCGCAACAGCAAGGAAGATCGCCTTCATCAATTCCCCACAGACTTCATGCAGTCAACGAGGGAATTAACAATAGCGTTTGTCCCGAGAAGAGAGATGGTCCAGGAGGGTTCACCCGCACCGGGGAATCCCAGGAACATCCTCTGCCCGAGTCGAAACTGATTCTCAAACCGCCCGATAAAGCGAGACGAGATGTGCCATTCAAGGGACTTGTTGTTTACGGCGTTGGCATTTGCAGACCAGTTTTCATACCCATCCACCTGAAAGGACACAGCCACTATCCTGCCCGGCGTCACGTTCCACCTTGGATGGACCGCATGGAAGATGATTCTGTCTGATCCCTGGAACCACTTGATCATGAGGTGCCGCCCGTCATTCGGGTCAATCACATCAATCCCACAGACAACAGAATTGCTTGGCGTCCTTGCCACGAAAGAACTCCAATGCCCTCGCTGTTCTAGGGTGGCAGAATTTTGCGATAGTGCCGGAACCGATATGCCAAGCGATAACGCAGCAGCCAAGATAATCCGTTTCATTCTTTCTCTCCCCCATCTATCAACCTATACTCAGCGGGCCTGCGATAAACATTTCCAAGATCGGTTCGCTCCCAGCTCTTGTCTCTGTATTCAACCCACTCAAGCCAAACTACAGTCTTGCATACGGTCTCCACAGGAACCCAAGCGAACACCCTATGCCAATCGGTCTTGTCTATTGCCTTCCACCTCATTGTTTTTCTCCCAGCAACTCGCGTGTTTCCGGCTTCAGCTTATCCCAATCGCCGCGCCAGATGTGCTTTGCCAAATCCTGCACAGCAGCGCGCAGCTTTTCGATTTCGGTGGCGGCGCGCAACATTTCCGCGCGCGCTAGTTGTTCGTCGCTCACTTCTTCCGCGCCTCCATCATTGCATCGGCTGCGCGGTATAACTGCTCCGCGTGTTCTTTGAAGCCAACCATAAAATCATCCGCCTTCATTAGTGCCATCGCAAATTCATCGCGCAGGGTTTTGCATGGCTGATCTGTGATAATGTCAGGCAATGGCGCATCAGGCGGCGTGTCGCTGACATAGACTTCGGAGATTAGGTCGAGTATATGTTGCGCGCCGCTATTGAGGAAACGACCATCCTCATACCAAGAGTGATCAATACCAATCCAACCACCGAGTTTTTCACGCTTGCTTGGTTGCATCGGCCCAACAACATCGCCGCCCCGCGTCCGGTAATACGCGCCTTCACGAATCTGCATTGCAAGCTTGATCATTCCTTTTCCTCCATCTTCTTGCGCTGCTCTTTCCAGACATCGCATATCAACTTCGCCCACTCATCATCAAGGCCATCAATAAATGTCACGCCTTCGCAATACATTACTGTGTTGACGTAATTGTATATGGCTGTCTCTAATCTAACTGAATAAGCGTTCATCTCCTGAGCCATGCTCATCCACCGTTCATATTCTTTCTGAAAGAACATGCGGTTCTGGTCTGCCACCTTCATCTCATGTTCAGCCGTGGCGAAGTTCTTGCGGAGCCTTGCGATTTCTTTTGCTGCCTCTAGTTCAATCTCAGAATGCACACCATACTCATCGTATGTGTGTGCCACGGAGCGAAGCCGTTCCACGATGTCGGTCATTGCTTTTTCCTTTCATAGTAATCCGGTGGGTCTTTGTTATCGCCCTCCCATGCGCGGGCTTCCATAGCTTTCTGCCCCCATGCCAATGCTTCTTCTTGTGTTTCCTCATAGCCAATCGTCATGACCGTGTTGTCAAGCAAGACGGCGGCGATCCATAGGCCGCTCCAATCTGAGGCGCGGCCAGTGACCACTCGAAGTTCGCTCATTCCTTTTCTCCCAGCGCGCGGATTTCGGCAACGAAATCATCACCCGTTGGAATGTCATCGTGAGCGCGGAATATCCAATCGCTTGCGCCATTGTCTTTTTCGCGGAACATCAACCACATTATCTCTACTCTACGCGCTGCTTCTGCCAGCGCATCGCGCTTGGCTTGCTGGATCATCTGTCCAATCTTTGCCGCTGCCTCTGCGCCGAGCGTCAGTCCGGTGGCGGCGTAAATTTTATCGGCGATCTCGCTCATTACTTTTCTCCCAGCGCCGCGCGGGCAAGAATAGCGGAAGCAATTTCTTCTCCGGCTTCAGCGCGGCTTTCGTAATCCCATTTTGTTTCTAAAAACTTGCCAATAGCGTCTTCTGCCCAAGCCGCAGCACGATTGGACGCCATTTGCGCCGCTTCTTTCAGCGCATTGCGCCGGGCGGTTTTCAGCGCCGCGCGCAGCTTTTCTATTTCACCTCTGGCTTCTTGGTAGTCCGATAGGTAGGCATGGTTTGAGGCGGCGAGTTTCGCGTTCTCAGCCCGCAGTTTTTCGATTTCGTCGGCGGCTTCCTGCCGCGCCAGCCGTATCATATGCCCAACCTTTGCCGCTGCCTCTGCGTTGAGCGTCAGGCCGGTGGCGGCATAGATTTTATCTGCGATGTCTGTCATTTCTTTTCTCCCAGCGCCGCTCGGGCTTTGATGACTATGGTTGCCATGTCATTTATCATTCCCACCATTATTTCGTTGTCACGCTTCAGCATATCCCGTTCCGCCCGCAGAGCGTCACGTTCCGCTGCTAAAGATCTTAACATATTTGAAGCATCTACCTCAGTCGCCCTCCAAGTTGACCCGCTGACCCCGGATAATTGGAGGTTATACGCTATTTCTTCCGCGCGCTTTGTGCTTGTGTCGCTCACTCCTTTTCTCCCAGCGCCGCGCGGGCGATTTGGAAAAGTTGATCCATGTATGTCATGGGGCGAGCGTCTTTTGTGTGCGCCTTAATCGCAAGCAACGCCCCTCTTAGCTTTCTAATTTCTGCCGTTTCAGCCCGTTCATTCCAAGCCTCAATCGCTTCCTCTTCAGTCTTGAATAGGTCATGACCAAGGGCGAAGATGTGTCCGTGGCAGTCACCACCAGCGCATGACACGGCATATGCGACAGGAGGATCATGCCAAGTGCAATCCGATTTCGTTATTGATAGGCGTTTGCCACCGCAGAATGGGCATGGTTTCTTTTTCATTCCTTTTCTCCCAGCGCGCGGGCGATTGCTTTCTTAAACATATCAACAATGTCCAAGCACTCATCTCCAAGAGGGGTGCCTCCCCTTGTTTCTTCCCAAAAGGGTTCGGCTTCCTCAATCGGCAAGATCATCTGCCCGGATTTAATGTAGAACCCGTCCATGCCTTGCCACAAAAACAATTCCTGCCCGTCACTACGCATGGCACGGCGGAGCAACTGGATAACTTTTCTTCCTCCTTCTATCTCTGCGCCTTGGAAACTGGCATCAGTAAGATCTGCGCCGTCAAGTTTGGCGCGGGTGAGGATGGCATCATAGAAGCCAACGCCACAAAGATTGGCGCGGGTAAGGTCAGCCCCGTATAGGTTCGCACCGTTAAGGCTGGCGCCATTGAGGTCGGCGTTTCTCATCTTGGCGCGATGAAGGTTGGTGGCATTGAGGTTGGCACCGCACAGGTTGGCACCTGTCAGATCAGCGAAGTCTAGCTTGGCTCCATAGAGGTTGGCGCGTTTTCCACCCTTCTCTCCCAGCCATAGCTCATGATCCGCCAGCACGGCGTCGAGTTCTTCTTGTGTCATTCCTTTTCTCCCAGCGCCTCACGCGCTTTCTTTACTGGCTCCATGTCTCGATCAAACCTACGCATCTCATCTGGATAGATGTTCTGACTGCCACGGAATCTGTCTGTTATTTCATCCTCCAGGTCATCAGCACATTCTTTGAGGATTGATCTTAGCGTTCCGTTCTCTGTGAGAAGGAGGATCAATTCGGCTTTCATTCGAGTGACTTCCGCCGTGGTGCTGCTGGTGTCGGATGCTTCTATCTGCATGATCATTCCTCCCATTCAATCTTTACGATATCAATGGCGTGTTTTGTGTCTCCGTGACGTTGAGCGTCTTCCTTGCTTCTCCAAATCATTCCAGCCCACCGATCTGGAAAAATGACCACCCACCCTTCGTGTTTGGTTTTGCGGTTGCGGATTTTCCCTGGGTAAGCCAAGTAAGGGATTCCATTTTCATGAAATATGCGCGCTTGACTTCCACTAGGATGTTCTATTTGGACCACCATGAAAGACTTTTCGCCAATTCGGTAATCTGTGGAAAGAAGGCGTGCCGGAAGTGTGGAAATAAGGCGTGCCGGAAGACCTTCTGTGGTTTCGATAGGCTTGTCCCAATCAATCGGTGTGGTGGGTTGTTCTTTTATCTGCATTGCTGTCTTTCCATCTCTTGTTTTACTGCGATTCTGACTTGCGTTCTTAGATTAAGCGCCGCCCTCTTGTCGGAGGGGGAGTTACTTATGCCCGTCACTAATGTTCTGCCACCAACAACGTAGATCAGGCGGGAATGTCGGCTGTCTATTTCAACGGTCCATTCCAGACCAAGCTCATCTAATTCTTTAGTGGCAAGGCTTATATAATCACGGACTTGTTTAGTGACCCTCATGAGATCCACCGAACAAGTAGTGCCGCAGCCAGACCACCAAAGAATCCCCCGAGGAAGATCATTAGAAGGGCTATCGCTGCTGCCGCTGTGTCATTCCTGAAGACGCTTGAACTGATCGCACCATTGCGCGACCTGACAGAAGTTTTCGCATCTCGTATTTTCGCCAGGGCGTTCTGTAACTGTGGCTTTATTTTCTGTAGCATAGGCTTCTGCTTGCTCCCTTTCATTGATGTCGAATAGCTTCAACGCTTTGACCCGCCCTTCCTTCATGACGGCGAGTTTGCCCGGCTTGAACCAGCGTTCTTCGTCGGAGCAATACGTCATCGCCTCGCCCCAATCGAAGGCGCGCTCTGCCTCTTGGTGTATCTTGATCCGCTCGGTGACGTATTCCTCGCGGGCTTTGAATGACCATAGTGTTTGGGGCAGAACAACAAGCGGGGCTTGCGGATAGCCTTCGCGCCGCGCTGCTTCATGTCTGGACCAATCACGCACAACGGCATTGATGGTGAGGTCTGTTACCTCCCAGCCTTTCTCTTTCTCGATTAGGTAGGCGTAGCAATTAAGCTGGCGCTCCCAATCTGGCTTGGGGTTCATGACCGCCCATGCGGTTGTCATCTTGTAATCAGACACGCCCACCTGTCGTGCGCCGTCTGAGTTGTTGCCAAGGAGTTGAAGGTCAACGCCACCGCTGAGGCGCCATCCTAAGACCTCGGTGAACAGGCGTTCTTCTGGGATGTTTGTTTCGTCTGCCCCTTGCTCCACAACGGAGTGCAAGGCGCGGCCAAGCAGGGACCACAGGCTTTCCGATACGTCAGTAACGATCTCGGCTTGTTTCTCTGCTGTCAGAATACGAATCCGTGGCGAGCCGATTAGCTGCGTCACAGAGATGCGGGCATTGCCTCGGCTATAGTTGTCCCGCTTGGCGAGATTAACTAGAGTTTGAGGCAGATTGTGTTTGTTTGTGATGTTGCTCATGGTGTTACTATAGCACAGCTAATTGTAGCA